CGCCGGACCCGGCGATGATGCTAACCATAATCCGGTCGGTAAAAGTGCCATCGTCGTTTATCTGAGACGCGGTCTCGTCACTCCGCACATCGAGTACCACCGGAACCGCCGGCTTTGCGACCGTTGGGGACACGGGCACCGAGGTCCCCGGATCATATGTCGGGATCGTCCCGGTCGAGTCGATGTCGTAGATGGATTCGTTCGCGTCAACGTACGAAACCCTCGCAGATAAATCGTCCTGCATTTCGACCTTTTGGACGATTTTAAGTGAGGTCTCTTGGTCTGTCTCACCGAACATGAGGATGTCGCCAACCGCCGCACCGGTGGGGGCGGCGGCCAGTGTGATGACGTCCGTGCTACCGACAGAGAGGGTCACCGCACGGTAAACATCCCCACTGCCGTCTCCGAGTCGAATCCGGGCGCCGTACGTCTTACCCGATTCCATCGTGACGGCCTCGTCGAGAGTCACGTCGTTTCCGTCTATGGCCTTGATCCGCCCGGTGTAGAGACCGTGTAAAGCGACGTCGTCTGTCACCCGGATGAGGTCGCCACGAGTGCATACCAGGTGTTCAACATCGACTGATCGCGAGTGGACTTCGGGGCGGAGGGCCGCAACCGCCAGGTAGTAATTCCCCTGCCGGGCGGCCTGGTTATGACTTGTGCATCCAAGCAACTCGATCGTATCTACCCGGGTGGCAGTGTCGGAGTCGTAGCCTGACGCGTACACTGTCACTTGTTCTGGCCGATAGCCCTCGTCCGCATTGATAAAATCGATGCTGACGCCATGAATATCGTCAAAAGACTTAGTCCCTTTGACATCCCAGGAATTGCGCGGGGTGATCCACTGTTTCGCCCCCCGGTCGTAAACATCCTGGCTATCTCGAACAACTGAGTATGACCCGTCCTTCATAGCGAAGGTCGCCCGCCCAAGCGCGGCGATGTTTTTCGCCATCTCAAAAGGCTTTGTTGCGTAGTCGAGGACGTGGTTGTACGCCCACCCGTTCGCCTCGCACTCTTCGGCCCACTCGGTGAGTTCCGTAAGGTCCATCTTGGAATCGGCGATCGGGTCTTTCATACCCGGGCCTTGGAAAACCTCCCGGTAAAGATCCGCGGGGTTGTCGGAGATCGTCTGGACCCACGTGCTACTTGACGAGTCCCACGACGTGACGATAGACGACGCGACGAGATTGAATTGGTCGATTATGCCCTGCAACTGGTCGGTGGCTTTGATCCGCAAAGCGACCGTCGAGAGACCATCAAGCTGGATCGGGTCCGTGTTTTCGATTGACCGAAGGACCGACCACTTTGCCTCATCGAACGTCTTATCGTCCGTTGAATCCGCGGTAGTTCGGCGCACCCGCACATCGTACTGACTTTTATCAAGACCGCGGACCACAAAACCGAACCGTAAAGCCGATGCCGAACGACCGGAGATGGTGGCGACCCCGTCCGTTGCAAAAGACCCCGAAGCGATAGTGATCAACCTTGACGTTGTAAGCGTGGGGGCGAACCCGGTCAGGGCCGGGTCCCGAACATCAACCAGGGACGTGACGTCCTTGTCGTACCCGTATTGCCGATATTTGCAAACGGCGTAACAGTTAGGCGGGGTGCTGACCCCGGGGTATCCTGTCGGGGACTCCTCGGAGCGGGTGCCGAAAACACCCGTCTGCCGATTGATATATATGAGAGTAGTTCTATACGCATCGACGCGGGTAGACCCCTCCCCACCTTCTGCCGAGACCCACAGTTTCCCGGGCGCGGTGTTAACCGCATACGACACCCCCCCGGAGTTCATTACCGGGTCAACCTGGGTCCACGTGGAATCCGCGACGTCTTTATATTCGACCTCAAAATCGACTGACGTAGTCTGTTTATTACCGGAACTGTCGTATCGAACCAGACCCGTCGCAAATAGAATTTCGATCCCGAACTCTTCGACGTCCGCGGCCGTCGTCTGTTCAACCCAATCAGCGGCATACGACAGCGTCGAACCGGGAGACGATTGCGACACCGTCCCGGGGTATATTGATAACGGAGCGTCGTCATCCCACCCTTCGCGGTACTCGATCTCAACACCGTCGTAGGTGTAAATATCGGTCTCGCCGATCCGAAAATCTTCGAGCTTGAGCGGTCCGTACCCGATGACGAACAGCAAACGGAGATACTGATCTTGACCAACAAGTTCAGTGTAGGGTTGCGCCCCGTAATACGGCGTCACCCGATGCCGGCCGAAAATCTTTGGGATAACGCGATTTATTCCCGAGGTATTCCTGGCACCGGCGATAGACAGCGTGTTACTTTCGGCGCCTGAATCCGATAATGATCTAAGGTTTTGCGAGGGCGGCGGGACCAAGGCGTTAATGGCCATCGCCCCGGCCATCCCGATTAGGGCGGTCCCCATCGCCGCGCCAACTTCCGCACCGACGCCAAGAGCGTTAGAAATGACCCCACCGAGCGGACCGCCGTAAACCGTCGCAAGCGCGATGACTACGATCGACAGGATGGTCGCCAGGGGGTTTTTATCGTCACCCCCGCCTTGGGGGACCATGCGGACCGTGATCAGGTCGCCGCCAAACACGTAGGTCGTTTTCCACGCGCTGATAGGCACATACCCGCCATTCACATGGACGTGGGCGCATTTCGCGAGGATCGGATCCGGCTGGACCTCGTAAACAACTTCCGCGATGGACCGACCCTCGATCGTTACCGCATCGATCCGTTCGGTCGTAAACGGGTTGGGACACGCTACTATTTGCGCTTGTTCTGACATCTATAAGCCTCTTTCACTCGCGGCCAAAGGTGCGGGCGTCTGAACTCTTCGACAACTACGCCTTTTTTTGCTTCGGTGTGGATGCACAGCCGATCATTAATCACGATTCCGAGATGACACGCCCACCCCGCGTGACTTATGACCAGCACGTCAAAAGGTTCTACGGCGTCTTTAGACACCGGTTCGAATCCGAGCAAGGCCGGCTGTTCGGAGATCGCGTCCCCTAAGACCTCGCGTTGCTTCGTGTTTTCGTAGAAACAAAGCGCCGGGAGTTCCACCCCGACTTCCCGTTCGTAAATCAGTCGAACCAACCCGTAACAATCACAGCCGGTTTCGTCCCGCCCGAGGTCCTGAAACGGGATCATGCTGTATTTATCCCACCACCGCGTCATGTCTTGAACAGCCCCGGGGTGGTCAGGTATGTGAAACGGTCCTGCGGATAACGGATGTTTAAGATCGGTTCGTACTCAAGAGACCCCGAAACGACAAGTGAATCCCATTTCACCGAGTTAAGCGAAAATTCGTAAGGCCCGGCGACGACGTCGTCGATGTCGGATCCGAGGACCACCCACAATGTGATGCTCGGTGGGGATTGAATCTCCCGGACCGCTTGCACAATCTGGCGATCGACGTTATCAATCGAAAGTTCCGCGATCGGCGCCTCGTCATCTCGATCGTCCGGCAAGCGGATCTTAAAAGGGTATCCGATCCACTCGACGCTAGACCCGTCGGTGTGGTCCGCCCGGTCGTTAATGAAACGGTAGGGGGTGCCCCACGTCGAATGATCAATTTCCAGTTTGACCAGGAACGCCTCGGTGGTCTCCTGGTCGAACATCGCTCTTACAGCGGCTTCTGAAACAGTGCGACTCATGGCAAGACCTCAATTTCCGCGGACACCCGCCAGTACAGCCCGACAGGTACGAATGTAGGGACCTGCACAAAGCGGCACGATATCGTTGTCCCGAGGCGGGGGTGTGTCCAATCAAACGAGTCACTGCCGCCTACGATAGTGGTGTCATAGAACGTCTCGAACGTCTGTAACTGCGCCGCGGTCATTAAGAACGAGCATGACAAGAGTTTCGGCACCGCGGTGAACCGGCGGCGCATCTTGTCCGGACCTTGGTCCATGCTCGTTCTTAGTCTCCCGTCTTTTTGAGTCTCTTTAAAAGACGACCGCTCCGGTGCTTGCGGAAGTGTTCCAGGCCAGGTTGCCATTAGCGACCCCCTACTCGACGCAATCCGTACGTCGTTTCGATCGATTTAGATAACCGCGACCCACGCGCCGACATTCGGTTCGCAAGTTCTTTTTCGAGCGTGACAATAATGTCCACCCCGCCGTTACTGTTTTTGGACTCCTGGGTGCTGGCTGTCGCGTCCGTGTAGTTGTTGATGATGACTTTTGTCCCCGCCCCGGACGCGTTAACGCCGAGTTTCCCGCCGATGCGCTCAAGAGGTAAGATGCCCTCTTCGCCAGCCTCCCCCATCAACCCCATGCCGCCAGCGTAAGGGAACAGCGTCGGATTACGCACAACACCACCCGACGCGAACGCTTTGATAATCCCGTTCGGCCCAAATGCGTTGCCGAGGGCGTTGACCGAGAAGAAGTGCGAGAGATCCCCCGCCATGTTGGAACTAGGGGTCCCCATTGATGGCGTCAGCCAGTTCATCACGGCGCCCGCAAG